GTTGCAAGAAGAGTTTGGCGGTAAAGACCGTGGGTTTATTATGGGAGCTATTATTAATACGGCGATACGTGGTCTTCTCATTGGATTCTTTGCATCAGCATTCTTAGAACCATTTAAACTTATAGGGAAAGGTTTATCAGCAATTGGTACTAAAATCGGAAAGTTATTAGGTTTTACGGGGTTCTTTAAAGGTTTAAAAGTAAGTATTCAAACTAATGTTACTAATGGATTTAAAGCATTTATGAATATATTTAAGTCAAAGGGAAATAAACCTCCTGGATTCTTAGCTAAAACTGCAATGGAACTCAAGAAAGTTTTAGTCGATACATTTAAAATTCTAACCACTGTAATTGGTAATGTTACTAAAGTGGGTGGAGCAGTTGCAGGTTTTCTTTCTGGAAGGTTTAAAGCATTAGAATCTTTGACTAAACTTAAGTTTAATTTTCCAGTAACCTCTAAATTAATGTCAGGTATTTCGAAAGGTCTTAATGCGTTTTTTAAACCATTAAATGGACTTAGGAAGTTGTTTAGTGGTCAAGCAAATGTTGTTGTTAAATCTATTGATCGCGCTGGTAAAGCTTTAGGATCTTCAAGTAAAGTTGTTGGTAGTTTAGGAACTTCAATAGTAAAATTCTTCGGTGCTTTAAAGCCAATAAAAACAGTATTTGGATTCTTATCTAAACTTGGGAACGCGTTTAAAGGTGTAGGTAGAGTTCTTGGTAGATTCTTTGGAATATTTAACTTTATATTTGGATTCTTTAAAGGATTTAAAAAATATGAAGATGGTAGTTTTTTAACTAAAGTTTTTGCAGGTATTATGGGTGGCTTTAAGCAAATGTTACTCATGGGTCCAGTATTTCTTCTTGATGGAATTAAATGGGTGTTAACTAAAATAACAGGAGCTCTTGGATTCGAAGGCCTTACTGGTTTTTTAGAGAGTTTCTCATTCGCCGAGATTGTAGGTGGAGCATTTGATTTTGTCACTGATACTATTATAAACTTCTTTGCACTTATGAGAGATACTATTGCTGATATAGGTATTGGTGGAATTGTAAAGAATATTGGTCTTACTCTATTAAAAGTATTTAAAAAGATTGCATTTTTTCCACAAGCTGTTGCTGCTGGTGGAGTCGCTGCTCTTGCTGCTGCATTACCGGGTGGCGAAACACCAATGGAAGGATTTAAAAAAGGATTTAATGCAGTCTTTACAGCTGGAGATGCTGCTTTAGATAATCTTAAAGTAAAAGCTGATGGTATGACAGCATCTGGCGAAGAAATCAAATCAAAATCAGAAGAGAATGCAGCGGGACAAGCATCGCTCTCCTCAAAAGTTGCTGACGCAGGTGGTAACCTTGTCGATGCATCTAAAAATGCTGTTACTAACGTTGGTGAGACTATTATCAACACAGTAATGCCTCAAGACCGTACATCAGCTACGGTCGATGGTCCATACGCATAAAAAAAGGGACCCGAAGGTCCCTTTGAGTGCCACACACTTTATCAGATATGCTCCAGACTGAACTGGGGTGGCCTTGTAAGCGGTATGGTATCAAAGCTTCCCGCTAAGCCCATACTCTTATTATTACATATTAGCCCTGTTGAGCTAGCTTATCGAAGTAAGACAATGTGTCTTCTTCACCCTCATCGCTAGTGTCAAACGGAGCACTATCAGCCGCAGGCATTGATACAGCTTCTACTACAGGAGCAGATTGCATCATTGGAGCGGTATCGAGTGACGCATGTCCTGCATCAACACCTAGTACTTTATTCAACTTAGCTTTGAGTTCGTCGTACGACTTATAGTTTTTAGGATCAGTGAAGTCTGCTAGAGAATATAGCTTATTGTATACCTCTTCTAGTTGACCTTCATCACCGTTATACAGTGCCGCTGCTGTAGCAAACTCTGACTTATCATAGTTTACCCAACCTTCAACCTTTCGAATCTTAAGTTTAAAGTCAGCACCTTCCCAAAAATCATAAGGATTTACTGGTTGTTCATCTGCAAATTGTGGTTGCATTACATCCATGATTTTATCAAAGATCTTTTTACCAAATTTGTAAAGGAATACCTTTCCTTCGTTTTGTGGGTTAGCAGGGTCAGATACGACCAAGATGTTTGACGCATAGTGCAAACGTCTCTTTCTATCCCTTGCTGTTGCTTTATCCTCATCACGACCAGAGTTCCATAACACAGAGTTCATCTCTGATACTGGATCATCTTGACCGATAGTAGTTAAGCTATTTTCGATATACCATAGACCAGTAGGACCTTTAAAACCATGATCCCAATACCTTACCCAAGGAAGATCTTCACCTTCTTTAGCTGGTAGGAATCTGATTACGGCATAACCGTTTCCTGCTTTATCTCTGGTTGGTTTCCAAAACCTATCATCGTCATATGACTTTGTTTCGGCTTTAGTAGACACAGCTTCCGCTGCTTGTACGAGTTTGTCGATTGACGAGCCTCGTGAGCTCTTTAGATTTGCAAATGACATATATTTTCTCCGTATTGCATTGTATTAAGACGTAATTGTCTTTTCTATTTTTATTGCTGAAATATCCACTTCATACATAATGTATATTATAACACAAATGTGTTACTTTGTAAACCCTTTTGTCAATAAACTTAAACATTTATCTCGATTAAAGTTTACAAATGGTTCATATTTCTCGATCAATCTACGAGTATCAGGCCATACAATGGTATCCGATATGTTCTTAGACTCACGATCAATGAACTTAAATATGGCGTTAAGAATAACAACAGTCTCTAAACTAATCTCTTCTTGCAGCCATAACTTTACCACAAGAGGATGTGCATTGTCACCTGTCTTAAACAAGTAATCAAATGACACATTCTCTTCTGTTAATCTATTTATATCAATAGAAAACACACGATGAATACTTTCTTGAATTCGTTTGTGCTCTCTATAGTTTTGTTCTCCCTCTTCATCCATCATATCACCAATGTAACTTTTACCAGCTTTAAAGTTGGCAACATAATAGTCCTTTAGTTCTCCATTGTGCTTACGTCCAAGCTTTGCAAAGAAGTACTTATCCTTGCGTTTAAAGAAAGAGTTAGGTGTTACGTTAGACTTAAAATTATATTTAACTGCATCATAGCTAGACTCAAAGTGTAGCTTTAATGCATTATATAGCTTGTAAGATTCAAATGGATCTGTACTCATATTGGTAGCTTATTGCCCTTTTTGCCTCTGATTAAATTAAGTCTCATTGCTTCTGCTTCCATCTTATCTTTAAGAGAATCTGTTAGTAACTTTTTTAAGTTAGTATAATCCATACCTCTCTTTTCTATAATAAATGTAGCTGCGTCTATATAAGACATATTTCCCTTTGCCACTAATTGTTCTACGGCCGTGGAGAACCGTTTCCTTGTCATAATTTTTTGTTCTAAATCAATCATAATACCCTAAGTAGTATGCAATCGGCATTAATTCTACCATTAGGAACACTTACTTTCGTCGTTAGCGTATCCCACACTTGTTTGTCGATTTGCTTTATTGTTTTACTTAAGATCAATGGCAGTATATCGTCTGGCTTTCTTAAAGTAGTTGTCCTACTTTTATCGCACACATTCTTTATGGTAGTACCACTTACCTCAAACCCTTTAGTTGAATTTGAGTTATACTGAGTTAGCTTTCTAGTCTTAGTATTATAAACAAATAGAACTTCTTTACCAGGAATCATAACAGGATTAATTGACATTAATTTAGCATCGATATCTTCAACCTTATACTTAATATTCTTAACCTGTACATCAGAAGCTTTAGGCTTCTTTATCCTTGGAATTCTTGCTGCTTTATTAGCAACCTTTAATTTATCTAAATCTTCGAAGATGGTCTCCATAGTGGTTATCATCTTATTTTGATTAGTTCTTTTAATATGAGAGAATGCTTCTACAGCTTGATCACACGTTTTGTCGTATGCATCTTTAACTGGTTGATACTCTTGTTCAACCATTGACTTAAACATATTAAGCGCTGAACCTTTTAAACCGTATTGCTTAAATAGCTTATAGGCATCAAAGTTTACTTTAAAGTTTCCTTCTAACCATCCATCAACAACTGCATCCCAATCATCCATAATAGTCTCAAGGATTTTTGCCTTTTGTCTTTGTTGTATTGTAACAACAGGTTTTGCAGCATCTTTATCTTCGATCTCTTCAACGGTAACTAACGCTAATTCGTATAGCTCTTTGAATTTTTCTTCTGCTCCTGCTAACTCTTCTTCATTATATTCATAACCTCTATAATGAATCTTGGTTAACTTACCTAAGTAACCAAACTCATAGTCTTTTAACTTTTTAAAAGCTTTTATCTGATCTTTAGTGTATCCAAATTTCTCTTCTGCAAACTGCAATATTGTAGGTACATAGTCTTTGGTCTTATAAAAATAATTATACCAGTGTGCTGCCTTCTGCCATTTAGTAAGACGACCTTCTACGCCTTCGGCAGTTTCACCTGGTTGAAAGATTGGCTCAGGTCCCATATACTTATCGTCAATGGTTACCCTGTTCTTTCTCATATTAGTTCTTACTTTATTTTCCGCCATAGTTTGCTCCTTTCATAATATTAGAATACATTATAACACAGTCTTGCGCAAATGTACATAGGCAGGACACACTTTTTTCAAATGATAAGGAGTAGATTAAAGTGTGCCCTGCCATAAACTTATACCCTCTCGTAATTCTTGATACCGCTAACATAATTCTCTGCAGCATTTTCTGCATACATTTCGTTATGAGCTTTATACCATTCAATACCTAATGACTCTCCATCAATATACATGCGTATACCGTAGTATGGATGATCTCCAAATGATCTTAATACTTCAGCTTTACGATTCTTAAATTCACTAGAGCCACTATACTCGCTGAGTAACATATACTTACTTGACATCGCCGTTCTCCCACATTTCTTTTAATTTTACGTATGTTAATACGCGGATTTGTTCACGATCTAGATCCGGATGTTTTTCTCGCAACTCTTTACGAACTTTATGTTTTACTTCGGAATCACGTATCATGAGATACGCACCTGCGCATGCAAACACAAAAAATACGAATCCGACTAGTGTGAATATTGTTGATAAAATTTCCATATTATTTTCCTATATGTTCCACGTCTTTTCGTGGAATAACTTGATATGCACCTTTATTATATGCTGGTGCGACTGTGAAATTCTTGGATTCTTCTGCTTTCCAAGAGGTGTCTTCAGGAGTCTCATACCGAGAACTTCCTGTATAAGATGGATATTTGTTGTTAAACTCTTCCATCCTTATTTCTGCAAAAGACTTTTCTGTCTTAAGCGGTTTGAATTCTTGTTTGGCCTTACGCTTTGGCGCAAGTGCTTTTGTTTTTCTTTTACGACCGTGTTGATCGTACCTTATTGAGCCTATGTAGTTCATATGTTATTAGGAGCCTCAAGTAATAACTGACTAAGTGTTTTTTCTTCTGATACAATCACAAATGTGCCATCACGAAATTCACGCGTAACTAATCCAGAGTGATATGCTTTTTCTATATATCCGTCTTGTCCTAGAATATACTCAATTTGACCTGCCCATGACTCTACAGCCATTTTCCGCCTTTGATATTCTACCGCATCAGTGTACTGTGTCATATGAACTCATACCTTTTTCTGCTAGCTTTACTAGCTCTTGTAACTTTTGATCCCATAGTTTCTTAAACTCAGGATTTTGTGCTGCATCACGAGCTTTCTGTAATGCAAACACCCTACGCATGATCAGACTAGTCCCAGTCATTTTTCATTTCGTTGTATACATCCATATAAGAAGATGACGCAATATAATCTTGGGTCTCCTTATCAGTGTAATACATGTTTTCTTCTTTAAAGCATTCCAGCGAACCTGGAGATTGACGTGCTGCTTTCTTCATTGAAGTAGTCAGCCTTGGAGCTTTATACTTTGGTTTAGAGTAAACTTTGTTTACTGCCGTTTTAAATTCTTTTGTTTCGCGCGCCTTTTCTGCGGCCGCTTTAATCATTGCCATTCTATCCATAATCTATTCCTTTTAAATATTAGTATATTATATCACAGTGTACAGTGAATGTACACAGTTATTTTAATTAATTTCTTCTACAGTAATCCTGTATTTTTTGCCATTGATGTCTGAACATTCAATAGTCTTTTTTGTTGTTTGCATCCAACCTTCTTTATGAAGGTCCATCTTGACTCGATCAACACTATCAATCAAACCATTAGAGCTATCAGAATCTACCTGAAGTCCAGGTTTAATAATAGTGTGTGCGATGTAGTCACAATACGCCATAGTAAAAGCCATTATGCTGCGTCCTCATCAGAACCAAACATCGAATTCCAACACGATGGAGTACAACCGGAGATTAAGAACTCCCGCTGATCCACGGTTGCTTCAGGCATTGCGTCCTGAATAAGAGCACCGCCCGCTTGCCACAGATCGTATTGCTCTGTAGTAGCATTGATACTCATGATGTTGGTTAGACCACTAACCGGACTTGTTTTTTCACATAAAATCATATTATTTCACCCATACTTTGTTATACTTTGACGGAAGATTCTCACATGAGAACTCGTCGTTCTTTGCGTAATTTACTACGCCAACACACTCATTGGTAGTGTTAGACCAATATACGTCTGGAAGATCCAGCGCGGTTTCTAAGGCGCTTACGCTAAACCCTAGTACCATACCAGCTGCTGAACCTAGTACAACAGCTTTAATTTTGTCTTTAGTAGTCAACATATTACGCTACCTCTAACATTGAAAGAGGACAGTTCCAAAGTTTACCGTCAATTCTCACAACAGCTTTTGTTCTGTTAATCTTAGTGACTTCACCAAATTCAACACCGTTTTTACTGTTGAGCTTTACTTGAACACCAACAAAAAGCGAAGACTTAACACCTTGAGCTTTAATCGCTCTTAGTTGTTTATATTTAAGTTTAAGTAAATCAACCGCTTCTTTAATTTCTTTTTCAGTGTTTATTGCGTTGATTGCGTTTAGTGTAGATTTTTTCATAATGTATATTCCTTATCAATTTTGTTTATGGGTATATTATACCATGCTTTTTAGTGTTTGTACACCTTTTTTTGAAAAATAGTATATAGTTTCTATACGTATTTGTTATATAAAACACTTTTTATATAACTCTTCTTCACGTTTGTATGCCTCACGTTCCCATGGAGCATTTTCATATTTGTAGTTACGTGGCTTTTTACCCTTCCACGAATGGTTATATCCATTCAGTTCACCACGCAAATATTGCTTGGCATGTACCATTTCATGAGCTAGTGTTTGCATCATAGATTCGTATGAAAGCTTTTCACCGTCGGATTTGCGTGCTATAGACATATCAACATAACCCTCTTTTGGATCGCCCCAACATAACCCTTGGCTATCTTTATCGAGAGTAGTTTTAAAGTTAATGAAGATGCACTTTGAATACATGCGGTTGATACCAAGCTCTTTGCAAAGAGCATGTGCGTATTCGTAGACTTTCTTTTTGTCTTTGATTTGACCTTTGATTCTAATCTGTGGCATGACTGACTCCGCGTTAATATGTGTATATTATACCCCAGTTTCTAGTAGATGTACACAACTATTTTAGCTATTTTTAGATCATTTTGTTATATAGACTATAACTTTGGTGAA